GTCACTATGGGAAGAGACTATGAAGACCCGGTATATGCAGAGTGGCGCAAGAGAGTCTATAAGAGAGATTCTCATAAGTGTCAAATGCCAGGATGCAAGAAGAAACGATCAAGGCTGAATGCTCATCATATAATAAAATGGTCAGAATCACCACACATGCGTTATGATTTAAACAATGGAATAACTTTATGCTGGAAATGTCACAAGGAAGTGACAGGTTCAGAAAGAACTTATGCGCCTCTTTTTTGGGACATACTAAGAGACAATGAAAAATGAACACGTAATCTTACGAGACACAAGAGAGAAGAATGGCTGGGATTTCAGCTCTCATGAGCGGTGTAAGACCGTTAAGAGTAGAGGACTGAAGACGGGTGATTATACCGTAGCTGGCTTGGAAAAGAGCCTAGTAATTGAACGCAAGGCTAGCACGGGCGAAATAGCTATGAATCTTGGGCAGAAGAAGAAGGCGTTCGAAGCAGAAATGGCCCGTATGTCAGATTTCCGCTGGGCATACATAGTATGTGAGTTCTCCATAGACGACATTATGTCGTTCCCTGAGAACTCAGGTATCCCAAGAAAGAAATGGAAACACATGCGTATGAATGGAAAGTTCATATGGCGGAGAATACGGGAGCTGGAAGAAAATTTTGATGTGGTGTTTTTGTTTTGTAACAATAAAGAAGATGCCGAAAGTCGCGCCATGAGTATATTCGATGAAGTTACGGAGATATTGATACGTGAACAGTACTACTAATACTTCTAAAATACTAGAAGATGCATGGCTCAATTTAGATGTAGAAGACTCTAGTCTAGTCAATCCATTTTCCATGGAGACTGAAGAAGAGTTTCATATAAAGCTTACTTGGCTTTTAGCTAACCCAGAATACTTCTCCTTTATTTGCAAGTATATATTTAATATAGAGATACTACCAGCACAGGCTCTCATGCTAAGAGAAGCTTGGAGTAGAAAGTTCCCAATGCTAATAGCAAGTCGTGGCTTTGGGAAGAGTTTTATACTATCTCTTTACGCTATGATTCGGGCTTTGCTTATGCCCGGAAGAAAAATCGTCGTTGTTGGTGCGGCTTTTCGTCAATCTAAAGTCCTGTTTGAATACATGGACACTATATGGAGAAATGCTCCTATCTTAAGAGATATAGCGGGAACCAATGGCGGGCCACGTAGAAGTGTGGACATGTGCCGTATGATCATTGGGGATAGCACTATTACATGCCTACCTTTAGGTGATGGTTCTAAGATTCGTGGTCAACGTGCAAACGATATCATTGCAGATGAATTTGCATCTATCCCTCGTAGCATCTTTGAGAATGTAGTAGCTGGTTTTGCGGCTGTTAGTGCGTCACCAATTGAAAATGTAAAACGAATGGCTACCAAGAAATTAGCCAAAAAGAAAGGTATAGAGTTAGAAGAAACCCTATACGAAAAAAATCACATAGGAAACCAGATCATCCTTTCAGGAACTGCATATTATGATTTCAATCATTTTGCGGAATACTGGAAAAAATGGAAACAGATAATCAAAACACAGGGTAATCCTAAAAAATTAGCCGAAATATTTGGAGACTCTGAGGTTCCTAAAGACTTTGACTGGACTGAGTATTCTATTATTCGTATACCATTTGAGTTGTTACCTGACGGCTTTATGGATGCGGGGCAAGTGGCTCGTTCTAGGGCTACTGTGCATTCTGGTATCTACCAGATGGAATTTGGGGCATGCTTCTCCACTGATAGTAACGGATTTTTTAAGAGATCTCTCATTGAGAAGTGTGTTGCGTCTCCAGAGAATCCTATTAGCTTCCCTAGCGGAGAAGTGAACTATCACGCTTCTGTTAGGGGAAATCCTAATGGGAGATATGTATTTGGTATTGATCCAGCCTCTGAGGTAGATAACTTCTCTATCATCGTGATGGAATTACATGAAGAGCATACCAGAATTGTTTACTGTTGGACTACAAATAGGTCTGAACATAAAGAAAAGATTAAAGCGGGAGTTGTTAGTGAGACAGACTTCTACTCTTATTGTGCTAGAAAAATACGAGACCTAATGAAGATATTCCCCTGTGAGGAAATTGCTTTAGATGCTCAAGGTGGCGGTATTGCTATCATTGAAGCATTACACGATAAAGACAAAATTCAAGAGGGTGAACTTCCTATATGGCCAACCATTAACGAAGATAAAGAAAAAGATACAGATGGTGATGTTGGTTTACATATTGTGGAAATGGTGCAGTTTGCTAAGGCCGATTGGGTATCAGAGGCTAATCATGGACTTAGAAAAGACTTTGAAGACAATGTAGTCTTGTTCCCGTACTTTGACTCCGCAACTATTGGTCTTGCTATATCTGATGATAAACTAAAGAATAGACTATATGACACATTAGAAGATTGTGTTATGGAAATTGAAGAACTCAAAGATGAACTATCAATGATTATAATGAGTCAGACTACTTCTGGGCGTGACAAATGGGATACTCCAGAAGTTAAGCTTCCCGGAGGCAAGAAAGATAGACTCAGAAAAGATCGTTACTCTGCGTTGATTATGGCTAACATGTCAGCACGTAAAATACAAAGAACTCCTAAGCCTAGAGACTATAGTCCTGTAGGTGGATGGGCAGGAAAAGTAATTGGTTCAGACGGTGAAAGCTTCATAGGACCATCTTGGTTCACAGAAGGTATGAAAGATGTTTATTAGTTTGGTGTATAATCAATTAGATTAATTCTATGATCATTCCAATTACAATATGATTGAGGTAAAAATGGCAGACAAGATTCCAGAATCGACAAAGACACCCGGATTTGTAACTTGGGCTGATGAGTCTGAAAAACAGCAAGTTCTAATGCAAACAGCGGATAATGTTGACCATTATGAAGGGATACAAAAGGCTCAAGCCTATGGAAGAAGTTCCTTTCTAGATATAGAACCCGGTAAGTCTGTCAGAAATGGATTCAATAGAGGGGATTACAATAGATTTAGAAGCGGAGAAGCTGTTCCTCAAAAACAAAAAGAAGCTATGCAAATGTGTATGGCTGCTTATGACAAGGTAGGTATCATTCGCAATGTTATAGATCTTATGTCGGACTTTGCATCTCAAGGAATTAATCTAGTTCATCCTAACAAACGAATAGAAAAGTTCTATCGTAAATGGTTCCAAAAGGTAAATGGAAAAGAGCGAACAGAACGATTCCTCAACATGTTATACAGATGTGGAAATGTTGTAGTAAAAAGACGAACGGCAAAAATCAGTAAAAAGGCAGAGCGTCAATTAAGGTCTTCTTCCTCTACAGACATGGACATTCAAGATCTCATATACAAAAAAAGAGAGATCCCGTGGAAGTTTGACTTTTTAAACCCACTATCCATAGAAGTAATTGGAAACGAATTAGCTACGTTTATTGGTCAGCCTAAATACGCAATAAAGGTGTCTAAGATTATTAGACAACAAGCTAAAACAGGCTTTTCTAGTACAAGCCTCAATAACGCAAGACTATCTTCAATGCTTCCTCCAGACATCATAGAAGCCATTAAGAACGGTCAAGAGCTAATCCCTCTAGACGAAAACAAGGTATCTGCATACTTCTACAAAAAGGACGACTGGCTTGTTTGGGCTAGTCCAATGATTTACGCCATTCTTGACGATATCATTATGTTAGAAAAGATGAAGCTTGCAGACATCTCGGCATTAGATGGAGCTATTTCTAACATACGTCTCTGGAGCCTTGGTGATTTAGATAACAAGATTCTTCCTACAAAGAACGCCATCAATAAGCTAAGAAACATTCTTTCGAGTAATGTGGGCGGCGGAACAATGGACTTAGTATGGGGGCCGGAATTAAAATTCACAGAATCCAGCACTCAGGTATATAGATTTTTAGGTAAGGAAAAATATGAGCCGGTACTCACAAACATTTACGCTGGTCTTGGCATTCCTCCTACCCTCACCGGTATGGCCAGTTCTGGCGGTGGTGGCTTTACTAATAATTTTATCAGTCTCAAAACTCTTGTTGAAAGATTAGAGTATGGACGAGATGTTCTTGTTACATGGCTTAATCAAGAGATAGAAATTGTTCGTAAGGCTATGGGTTTTAGACTTCCTGCTACTGTTCATTTTGATCAAATGATTTTGGCAGATGAAGCTTCAGAGAAAAATCTATTAATTCAGTTGGCTGACAGGAATATTGTTAGTACTGAAACTCTTATCGAACGATTTGGCGAAATTCCAGAAATCGAAAAAATTAGAATTAAGAGAGAAGAAAAATCTCGTAATAGCGAATCCATGCCTCAGAAAGCTAGTCCTTATCACAATCCTCAACATCGTAATGATCTTGAGAAGATTGCTCTTACTAAAGACTCTATCTCCCCAGAAGACTTGGGAATCGTTCCTTCTGATGAAACAGGTAGTCATCCATTCACAGATCCTAACGACAGGAGAAGTGATAAAATAATAGAAGAGAAGCATGATAAGATAGAAGAAAAACAAGCCAAGAGGGAAGAGAGTAAGTTCAATAATCAACAACAAAGCAAAGATAAGTTTGCCCCACAAGGCAGACCTGAGGACGGAAGACCCAAAAACGCAAAGGATAAACAAAAGAGAAAACAAAAAGATGTACAACCAAGACAAACGGTTAAGTCTGATTTTGTTAATCTAATGCTTTGGGCTTCTGATTCTCAAAAGATTATAGCTGAAACTGTGCATCCAGCATTACTTGCTCATTATAATAAGAAGAATTTACGTGGTTTAAATAAGCAGCAATCAGACGAGTTGGAATACATTAAGCTTTGCATACTTTGCAATCTTAACCCCTATATAGACATTGATGCTGACATCATAAGTCAAATTCTAAAAGTCGGATCTGGTGTTGATAGCTCTATAGCTAGCATCATTAAATCTTTAGTGTCTGGTTTTGTTGAAGGTAATCAACGTAAACCTAATATTGAAGAGAAGCGTCAGATGTGTGTGACGGCCTACGCGTCGTTCCATACTACCTAATGTTTTTAAGAATAATTTTGACTTATGGTGTATAATTTTATGAGGCATCTATATGAATATTCCAATATATAAATCTGAGAAAACTCACGGTTTAGAAGAGTTGATTTTATCAACAGCAAGTATTGCGTACTCTTCTCCCGTTGATACATACATTCCAGATCCAGAACAACAAGATAACATTAAGCAGTTAATGCTTAGTGATAATGAAGTCATAGCTGAAAACAAAGACCAATTTGACCTTTTTTACTTAAGGTCGGTCTTAGTTTCAACAGGCTGGAATAAAAACGATGATGTTTTTGATCTAAAAGAAACATGGGCTGCTAA